TTAGGAAAAAGAATTTTAATTCTATAAAAAATTTATACCATAATAATAAGTATTATGTTAGAAATTTTAGTTGAAAATTATAAACCGTTAAAAAAGATATTTCTTTATTCGGTAATATTCATAGCAATATCCATATACTTTTCATATCAAAACTTAAAACAAAATATAAAAGATAATTGGAATACGTACAGAAAGAACCCTTTAATTATACCATTTGCGGGTTTCTTAAATAGACCTGAAGGTAAATCTGCCACAGAATATACATATGAAAACTTTATGGAAGTTGTATGGTCATATGTTCAAAAATTTGTGGACATACTAATGATACCAATTTATTCGATATTGGATATGTTTACAAAAATGTTAAAAACATACGTAGTTGTATTGGATAAAATAAGGAGTCAAATGTCTGTAATGAGAAATTTATTATTTAAAATGTTTGATGATATGTTAAGAAGGCTACAAGACTCGGCAGCAGCGGTAACATTTTATTTTTTAAAATTAAGAGAACAATTAAAACGTTCATATGGTGTAATGCAATTATTGATATCAAGTGTTGAACATTCATTTATATTTTTAGAATCATTAGTTAATTCCCCAGTCGGTAAGTTTGGTCAGGCAGCTGAGTGGTTAGGTTTAACAGTTTCAATGTTTACATTCGGTCCAATAGGAGGTCCTATTGTATGGCGTGATTCATTATGTTTTCATCCAGAAACAATTATTACAATGAAAAACAATGATAAAAAGGCGATGAAGGATGTGAAAATAGGAGATGTTTTAATTAATGATAATATTGTATTAGCAAAAATAGATTCTAAAGTGACAACCCCGATGTATAATTTAAATAATGTTATTGTATCCGGTGACCACTTAGTTAAATATGGAAATGAGTATGTACGTGTAAAAAATCACGATAAAGCGAAGTTAATAGACTATAACCATTCGAATATTGTATGTTTTATAACATCAAGTGGTATAATTGAAATTGAAAACGAAATATTCAAAGATTATTTGGATACAACATCAAATGAAAAATATATTGAAATTAGACATAAAATAGAAGAGTTTTTAAATGAAAACAAAGCATATCAATCAAATGCACATTGTATTGATTTATTTACCGGTATAGATTCAGATTTACACGAAGATAATATTATTATTGGTAGTGTAGATATTTTAGAAGAAACATTAATTATGTATAGTGTAAATGGAAATAAGTTGAGTGGGAATGTATTAATCAAAAATAAAAATACTTGGATACGTGTACAAGACCATCCAGATGCAATATATATGGGTGAAAATAGAGTTAGATTAAAACAATATATAAGCAATGATGGACTACTTAAATTAAAGGATGGAACATTGATACGTGATTTTTGTGAAATAAATGACGAAGGTCTATCATCGGTATTAGATAATATAATAGATAATTAAAGTTAAAAAAAATTAATTATAATATATAAATATATTAAGCTATGGAAGAGGTATCAGTAGGTAATGTAATAGATTCAAAAAATATATTAAGAATATTAGCTTTTTCATTAATTTATGTTTTTATTTATTTGACATTTTATAGTCAAAATTTCAAAGATTATTTAGATTTGAATTGGAATCAAATAAAATGTAATCCAAAATATATATTTTTTGCAGGTATAACTAAAAGTGCAGAGGGTGATGGATATTTTTCAAAAACATATAATAACTTCAATCAATGTACCACTGGAATTATATCGAATATGTTGAAAGTAATAACAGTTCCATTATTTGCAATAATTGGCGGTATTGTAAAAGCGATAAAATCTATTGCAAACATTTTAAATTCATTTCGTACAATGGCGAAGGTAATACGAGATATGTATTCAGTATTGGTTGAAAGTGTATATCAAAAAATGGGAAATACGTTTTCAGGATTGATTTATTTACAAGAAAAATTAAAATCAATTGTTCAAAAACAATCAGCAGTATTTGAAGTTTTATCTCAATTTTTTGCAACAATGCCATTTATGTTTTATAGTATTACAAATGGTCCAATACCCCGATTCGCTTATTGGTTATCGAAATATATAGGTGTATTAATTGCATTCATTATTATATGTTTTTTATGTTGGTTTGGAGGTCCTTTTGTATCGTTATTTGCATGTCCAGTTTGTTATTTATGTTTTGCCGGGGATACGATTATTGAGACGGCTGAAGGTAAAAAATCAATAAGAGACATTAAAATCGGTGATAAAATAGGAAAATCGACGGTATTGGGTATGATGAAAATGAAAAAAGATAATTATACGTTGTTTGATTATAAAAACGTTAAAGTATCTGGTACACATACTGTATTTCATAATTATAAATGGATTCGTATCCAAGATATTGAAAACTTAAAATCAAATACTATGAATACTGATTTAATATGTTTGATAACTGATAATCAACGGATAGTAATAAATGATATAACTTTTGGGGATTATAGAGAGATTAATAATAAAGAAACTGAAACAATTTTACATAATTTTATGATGCAAAACATTAATAATAAGATTGACTTAAATGTAAATTTAGCAAAATCTAAAAAACACACATATTATTGGGGTTTTAGTAAGAATACACGTGTTATGTATGACAATAAATCATATAAGATAGAAGACTTATATAAATATAATGATAATTTAGTAGGCAAGGTATGTATCAAAGATAAAGATATTAAATGGTATTCATATAATGGTATTATTGTATCAGGAAATACATTGATATTACAAAATAATAAATGGATACGTGTTTATGAACTTGATTTAGTTGAAGTTGATTATAAAGATGAATTATTTAATATTGTAGTAGATAATAACATACTTTCAGTATTAGATATGAATGGTAATACTGTATTATTTAGAGATTTCGTAGAAACAAAAGATAATGAGATTAATGAGATAATAAATAATTGTTTAATAGAAGAATTAAATAACAATTAAATAATTAATTAAAACATAAATAATATAATTATTTCATAAAATGAAAACTAAAAAACTAAAATCAAGAGAAACAAAAATAAAAGAAACCAAAGAAATAATAACAAAATTAACAGAACTAAAAATTAATCCTAGTTTTGATGGAGTAAAAGAAATGTTTATAAAATTTAAAGAATACATAGATGGAGAATACTCATTTAGTGGAAAAATACCTATAAAAGAATTGAATAGAGAAATAGAATATAATTTTCCACAGACAGATGGTAAAGATATATCTCTTAGACTACGATACAAAGAATATGATTCAAATTAATTTGGAAACAATTATTCATAATTTAAAAAGAATTAGGAAATAATTTTCATTATAATATTATTAAAATATAATATAATGAAAACTATAGAACATATAGTTGTCGGTGCAGGAATTACAGGTTTGTATACTGCATATAAATTGAATTCTAACAATGTGTTGATTATAGATAAATCAACGTACATTGGTGGTAGAGTTCACACAAACACAAAAGATGGTTATATGTATGAATGTGGTGCTGGAAGGATAGGATTAAAACAGAAACAAATTATGGAATTATTAGAAGAATTAGATTTAAAAAATAAATTAAGTTGTATTAAAAAGAGTAAACATTTTTATGTTAACAATCATTTTTTGAAAAACGAAGAAGAATTATTAAAGTTTTACGATATTACCAGATTTAAAAGTATTAAGGAAATATGGGAAAAGGCATTTAGTAATAAAAGCCAATATAAAAAGGAATATTTAAAAGAAATAAATTTAGTATCTTATTTAAATTTATTTTTATTACCGAATGAAGTCGAAGTAATTACAAAATCATTTGGATTTACATCTAAAATTTATTTAATGAATGCATATGAAAGTTTAGACAATATTCAAGCAGATTATGACGTAGAAAAGAGTGATTTTTATGTTTTACAAGGTGGTTTGAAACAAATAATCGATAAATTAGTGGATATTTTGAAAACAAGAGGAGTAGAAATAATGTTAAATTCAGAATGTATAGATGTAAAAGAATATAATAATTCATCTAAAAAAATAAAAGTTTCTCAATTAATAAACAATAATTTAAAAAATAAAATATTTATTGGAAAGAAAGTTTATTTTACAATACCAAAAGATTTTTTAATAAAAATACCATATTTTTCAAATAATATGATGATTAATTCAGCAGTTACAAGTTATCCATTAATGAGAATATACGCAAAATATCCATTAGATAAGGATGGTAAAAGTTGGTTTGAAAAAATTAATACAACATATACAGACTTACCTATACGTACTATTATACCGATGTACAAAGGATTAATAATGATAAGCTATACAGATAACTATTATGCAAATTTTTGGAATAATTTATCATCTAAAAAAGAAATTGAAAAATATTTATTAAAGTATTTGAATTTAGTTTATAAAGATGTAGAAATACCAAAAATAGAATGGTTATCATTACACTATTGGCATCACGCAAACCACGTATGGAATATAGGGTATGATTATGAAAGTTTTTATAAAAATATAAAACGTACATTCCATTCAAAAGGAATTTATATATTAGGTGAATCATTTGCAAAACATCAATCTTGGATAGATGGTTGTTTAGAACAAGTTAATGAACAAGTTTTCTAAAAATATAAATTATATTGATAATTAGTAAACTAATTCAAAATCTACAACACCAAGATTTTCGAAATCATCTGGTGTTTCAAATTGGGATTCATAAAATATTGAATTATAGAATACTTGTTCATTGAATGTTAAGAAGTAACAGGTATTTGTATAATCCGTATTTACTTCTTTATCAACATAATTCTTTACAATATCAAATACTTTAGTAATATTGTGGGTTTTAATTATGAAGGAGTATTTAGCGTTGTTTTGATAAATCTTTAACATAAAAATCTTGTATTTATTTGTATTATAAATACAAAATCTTTGCTTTGGTAACTTTCTAAAATTAGGATGTATGCATAAGTTTGATAATAAGAAATTCTTGTCGATAATTTTCTCATTAAGCATACCATTTAACTTCATAAAATCATAATTTGTAAATGAAACGATATTTCTGTTAACTTCGTCTTTGGTTCTAGCATCACCATGTAGAATATAGTTAATAAACATATTAACACATTCATCTATAGATGTAGCATAAATAACAACTTCAATGATAATACAGCTATATGATAAATTACTGTATCTTACTAAAAGTAAATAAGGTAAAGCATTCACATTATTAAGATTGTAATCAAAATCACGATTAGGGTTAATATTAATTTCAGAATAATCAGATATTTTGAAATTAGTATCATTATATTGAATATCTTCTTGGCTTAAAAAGTCATACATTATTGTTTTGTATGGAATAATAAGTTGGTCAGACATTTGTTTGCGAGTTAATGCTATTAACATATTAATTAGTAAATCAATCAAATTTCTATTTGTGATTTATTCTATAAAGGCGTCGAACTTAAAAAAAGACACTAAAAAATAATTCTACCAGATATTAATCAAGATTATAATCATTATATATTATATATTTACTAAAATGGATTTAATTATGTTAAAAGATATATGTGAAATACCATCACCATCTAATAATGAAAGTAAATTAATTGATTATTTTTCAGGTATTAAAGTCAATAATTTTAAATTTGAAAAAACTAAGAAGAACAGTTGTATATTCAGTTATTCAAACAGTAAAAACAAGAAGACTATTTTAATTGATGCACATATAGATAATGTACATTATAGAATATTACGT